CTCGGGATCGCCATCAATGGTAAACAACCCTGCGACGTAGCTGGCGATGCCTTCCGCGATATATGACTGACCATTGGTGTCACACGGGTGTTCCACTGCGCGGATGGTGGTTTCACCTTCCTCTTCCATCGTCACCTCTGTCACGCGAAACACGCGCTTAGAGCGAACGTCTTTACCGAGCACGAACAAGTCACCGGCACGCGACTTAAGATTAGGAGCGGCACCATCGGTAATGACTACCTCCTTGAAAGGACGAGTGCCATCAGTGCTGCCGTAAGTGAGGACGCTATAAGTGCCATCAGGGACGACTTGAAGCGGCACATTGAGCACGCCACCGCTCTCGATGCGACCTGTGTAAATGCTATCCCATTGATTATTGCTGGTTTCGACGTAAATGTAGCTGCCGGGCATTACAAAAATGTCCGTAGGAAACGTCATAAATTCAATAGCGCGACGATTGTAACGACGCATGTTGCAGAGGTACTTGCCAAGTAAAATTGCCTGAGCGCGTGTTGTTACAAACTGAGAGATGTCGATGCTTTCTCGTATTGCATTAGACTCTTTTGTGTCAGTGCGAATCACTTCGACGCTGTTGTTGCGCGGGAAGACGCCACCACGTTCAACATCACGATAGACAAGTGTGATGATTACATCCTGAACACTGGCACCGTAGTCAATAAATTCCTCCTTAAAAGTATCTTCAAGGATGTTGCCTTGGTTAAATAATGCTGTAATTGATATAGCACGCGTCATCCTGCCAGTTGATTTAATGTATGGCAACGCCGGCACAAGTGTGTCCTTGCCTCCGATTTTGCCAAATTCCAGCAAACTAAATGGTGCTACCTGAGCCCAAAATTCACGCCATGGCCTGCTATCTGCAATTAAACCATCCATGAATAGCTTGTTGCGTTGGCAGTATCGCTTGCTTTGTGCTAGTTGTTTTACATCAACCGAATGCAGGCTGGCGTAGCGGCCAATGCCATTGGCACTGTCCAGTACGGTGTCAAGAAAGATGTCTGGTGCAAATGATGTGGACTGGAAGATTCGGGCTCCATTTGCATCGAGATCTTTCATATTTGGTTTAGCTTTCGCAAACTCCCTAATTTTTTCGTAATCTACGTCTTCTGTGCGCTCGTTGCCAAAGTAATCTTGCGTAGTGGGCAGTAGCCGCACTATCTTGCCCTCGGTGACGTATGCGCTAATGCTGCGCAGGTCTTTAGTCCCCGATCCTGAGACGACGTGTAGTGCTAGGGTGGACAAGTCTTTGTATAGGTTGGGGCCGTAGGTGTCCCAGTCCGCAATAAGCTGCTCAGTTACAGCAGTAATTTTGATTTCAGTCGATGAATCAAACGAAAAAGAAGTGTTGGAAAAAGCGTCGTAATTAAACAGGTCAGTCTCGGAGGTATTGGCTGGCGACTTGTTGAATTTAGGGTAATTGCCCCTGTTGTTGCCGCTATATCTAGAACCGTTAAAATACACTTCCAAATCTGCACTGCCTGTCGAGCCAGAGCCTAGCGTAATAAGTGGCCCGTTGGGATTCAAGTAACAAAAACCACGTGTTGTAAAAGTTTTAATTTCCGTAAAGCTATCGACTACCGGCTCCAGCTTGATTTCAATAAATTGTGGGCCAGCATTGCGTGTGACTAATTTTAGATAAGTAAAGACCTCCTGCTCATTAAAACCACGGCAGCAAAAGATATACGGCAGTCTTGTGTACTTGGGAGTACCGTCAGGATTAGTTTTCTTGCCTATATTGTGCCACACTGTAAACATTGCAGTGCGTGGTTTGACGCCATTATCTGATGCGTTGTGTCCGTAGCTAATCTGTTTAGTGCCATATACACTGGAACGCCCGCTGATGCGTCTATACGCTTGGAATCGCAAGGCTATGTCCAAGACATTGCATTTGGTAACGCTGGCGTAGGCGGCCTCTTCAATGCGAGCCAAGCCCTTTACGTGAAATGCTCGTGGGCTGTTTTGAGCTTGTAAATTGTTGAGTTGATTTTGCAGCGCACTGCTTTCAGCTTGTGCCGTGGCGAGTTCATTGTTGATTCTATTTAATTTTACTTGATAGATTTCACGAAGGTAAAGCACCGTAGAGCCACGGGTCAAAATAACTTGAATGTTATCACGTGATTGCTCAAGAGATGTAATTTGATTATTTTTTTTGTCAATTTCTCGGCGTAGTGGATCAATTTGCGCACTCACTTCCTGCCAGTGATGCAGGTTGTAGTTTGCGCGTGGCATCTTGCCGGCGCGAATGCAGTCAAGCCTGGCGTATAAATTGGCTTCTTCAATGCTATTGCCTTCTTTGCCGTAATTAACAATAGCAACACGAAATAAAGCAGTGCCGATCTTAAATATAGCGGCGTTGTCAATTTGCGAGGCAGCAGCACGTAAAGCATCTTGTACTGCAAGGCCCGATGTGTCGCTAGTTAGCAGTAACTCAGAAGTGTTGGCTATGTGAAGATTCCACTTAAAACCTTCGGGTACCAAGGGGCGTTTGTCACTGTCAGGCCAATAGACAGCATTTTCTTGTGGTTTAAATTGAATGTCAACACGCTTGCGTTCAGTCCTTCCCGCGTTATCGAGAATAAGCACATCGGCGTTTACCGGTATAAAGCCAGTAACACCAACAGCGTTTCCAGTGGTAGGTGAAAATGCTTGGCTAAATCCTTCAACTGCGCCGTCTAGGTCAAACTTAGCCGTGGTGTCTTTGCTAAAAGTAGTTGTGGGATCACGTACATCGCCTTTAACTTCATTATTGTAACGTGTGGCGCCATTTGGATTATAGTATTGCCAAACATTGCTGGTTACCACGTCTTTTGCTGGGAACTGCCCTAACGCAGTGCGATCTGGATCAATTTGGGCGATACTTGCGGCGCCGATTGTCATCATCAGCCGCATGAATTGGTGATTGCCAAAGCTAAGAATGGCTGACCACAACAGTAGACTTGAAACGCGTACGCCGCCGTTCTTGTTTTGCGCGGTATTGGTGTAAACCAGCGGTACGGTATCGCCATACGCCGCAAGGTCTTGGGCACCATTGAAGCCAATGCGTGGCGCTAATACTGCATCTCGCGTTTGATCAGTGCCTTTTGGTTGCTTAGGTTTAGGCATCAACAGAATTGATACCACTTGGAATAAAATACCTACAACGGCAAGAATGATTGAAACAGGCTCTGCGCGAATGTCTAGCGCGGTGCCTTCTTTGGTATCTTCGTAGACATGCTGCTGCGCTACAAAGTCGAGGTATTCTTCCTTGCTGACGCCTAGTGCATCAATGAGATCGTATTCATAAGGCAGCAGCTTGCGGGTCATCGATTCATCCAAAAATAATGGCCTACGCCACTAGGTAATGGCGCTCTTACAACAGTGCCATTAGGCGACAGAAACAATGCACCGTCTTCCACAATTGTACCCAATGCAGAACCAATTGCAGCCGGTAGCATTGCCACTGCACCAATCGTGGGCTGCTGTAACCGGGTGCCGTTCTCGATCATCCACCGCACTAGCAGCGACTTCAAAAATGTGCTCTCATCAAACAGCTCATACACCCACTCAAATTGATCGGTGTAGTCGGCAAACCCCAGCCGCTTATGCACCTCACATGCAAGCTGAAAGCAGTCGGTTTTGCCTGACCATGGAGCAGCACCCCATTGATACGGCAAACCAATCAAATCATTGAAGGACGAGTTCTGCATTGAGTGGCAATGATCCAACAAGGCTGCGAGTAAGTGTACGAGCCGGAAACTGTGCCCCCACGGAATCCATGGCGGTGCGGTAGCGCAGCTCAATTGTAGTATCGGAATAGCTAGCGCCAATGCCGACGTACCGCTCCTCATAGGTGCGTGAGGGCGCCAATGCAGCGTTTAGCCATTGCGTGGTCATGGTCAGCTCGCTAAGGCGGTTGCCGTCGCCACCCTCAACAAGGCGAATCGCGAACTCCACATTAGGGAACAAGACGCGCACCATGCCGTTGTCGCCGTTGAGGTTGGCAGTGCTACCTTCGGCGCGAAATGGCGCAAACTCAAATCGCTTACCATCAAGCATGCGGCGCTCACCGACAAAGAAGTTTTGGTAGCGATGGCGCGTACCCGTAGATGTACGCAGATCAAAGTATTGCGCCAGGCGAATTTCAGTCATTTCATTTCACCTATTAACTTTACCGTTACTGTGCTGATACCAGCAATAACGCTGCTGACATTGGGCGGTTCGGCGTATAGCCATTCGATGCCAGAAGGATTACGCACTTTGCCTTGCAGGGTCACGGTGTAACCCGCAAATACAGCAGTGCTAAGTGTAAACCCTAAAGTGCCACCTTGCTGGCCGTTGTAGTGGTCGATGATGGTATTGACAACTTCCTCTGCTACGTTCTCGTATTGCAGATCCAGTGTGTAGCCAAATGCCTTGTTGCCGAAGCTGCGGCGCACCACTGCACCAGACATTGCCCGGTATGTTTTGACTGGGTATTGGCCTAGCTGGAAGCTACGAGCCGATGGTTTTAGCGCAGGGAAGCTAGCCATTAGATGCCCACCTTCCGCCGTGTAGAGCTACTGTTTTGGATGCGATCAAGGGTCATTGTCATCCCGCGTTTAGCGCCATCGCGTGTTGATGCACGACGGGTTTCAGCCATTGCCTGCTCCAACTGCTCGCGGCTGACATACTCTACGCCGTTGATGCTGGTGGACTGGAAGCTCATGTTAAGCACTGGAGCACCGCCACCACTGCTGCCGCCATTCATTGCGTTGCGTAGGTCGCCATTGCTAACTATGCCGCCGCTAGCGCCGGGGACAAACAACTCAGGACCACGTTCGCCCACCATGTACGGTTGCTGGCCGGTTACGGGGCCGCCATTAGCCCTAGGAGTTGGAAATGACCACGGCATACCGCCAGTCATTGCACTTGGGTTAAAACTAAAATCAGTTGCAGCCTCATTGCTAAGTCCACTAAACGCACCGCCACCTAATGCCTTAAGGATCGTCTGCAGGATAATCATGGTGATTTGCTTTGCGATGATCTGCGCAGCCATTTCAAGGAACATATCCGCGACTGACTTGAAGAAGCTGCCCAGTGCTTCTTTAGCGGTCATGGCGCCAGATATTAAACCTTGAAATGATTGCGCAAAGGCATTGCCGATGCCTTCTGCAGATGTAATGGCAATGTTGCTGATGCTGGTGAGATTAGCAATTTCATCTTTAAGAGTGGCGATCTTCTCGGTGATGTTTTGCTGTTCTGTCTTAGGTGCAGCCAGCTCAGTCTTCTTGGCAGTGATAGCGTCAATCTGCTCAGGCGTAAAACCTTGGCCGCGTAATTTAGCAATCTCGGATTCAAGCCGCAATTGCTCACGCGCCTGTTCGGTAGTAGCAGATTTAAGTGCTAGCTCTAGGTCAAGGCCAGCAATAATTTCATCAAATGATTTAGTGCGTTCCGCTTCAATGCGTTGCATTTCAAGCGCTGTATCTTGTCTTGCAACTAGGATTTCACCTTCTGCTTTAGCAAGAATCTTTTGTTGCAATCGTTGATCAGTGATGCCATCTAATGATTGCGCAGTAGCTTGCATGATCTGGATGATGCGCTCTTCGCCTTGCAACCTGGCTTGCAACTCTTTATT